GAGTATAGGTATATTGTCCGGTTAGCTCAATTGGTAGAGCAATACACTGTTAATGTAAAGGTCGGTAGTTCGATTCTATCACCGGGCGCAATGAAGCGGAGATAGTTCAGTTGGAAGAACGTCAGATTCCAAACCTGATTGTCGGGGGTTCGAGTCCTTCTCTTCGCGCATATTGAGATATGGTGTAATGGCAACACAGCAGATTTTGGTTCTGTTATTCAAGGTTCAAATCCTTGTATCTCAACAAATGGCGTATTCGACTAACGGTTAGGTCGTCACCTTTTCATGGTGGAAACCAGAGTTCGATTCTCTGATACGCTACACAGAATGAATAACGTCCGAAATACAAGGGAAATGCGGTGGTTTCACCGAGACATCTTGTAGGTCGCATATTGGAAGTATGGGTGAGTGAACGATACCACCTCTTTGCTAAAGAGGCAAGCTGAAAGGCTTCGGAGGTTTGAATCCTTCTGCTTCCGCAAACGGGTAGTTACCGAAGTGGCAAACGGGATAGACTGTAAATCTATTGGCTTTCGTCTTCATTGGTTCGAGTCCAATACTGCCCACTATTAAATGGAAAATAAGACCAAAGAGTCAGATTGATGCAAAAAGCATTGTCTGACTCTTTTTTTATTCAACATAAACACAAAATAAACACGATGGAACAAGAAAAAATCTTATCCACATTAAGCGAGAAACTTGGAGAAACCAGTTTTTCACCGCAGACATTACAGACGTATGTAGAACTTAATCCCATAGCCGAAGGTTCGGAGCCTGACGAGGCTTATTGGAACAAGGCTGTGAATTTTCTGAAAGGGATGCAAGGACAGTACAACCATGATGTCGCAACCAGAGTTGAGGACTTTAAGAAAAACTATAAGCCCCAACCGACTCCCCCGACACCTCCAACTCCACCGGTACCACCGAAAAACGATGATGAACTGGAGAAGAAACTGAAAGAACTGGAAGCACGTTTAGACGCGGAAGACAGCAAAAAGGTTCAAGCTGATTTGTTGAAGAAGGTTACGGCTGCAATGAAGGCCAAACAAGCGAATGATGATTATGTGTTGAGCAAGACCTTACAAGGGGTAACTTTCGATACCAAGAAAACTGTGGATGAACTGGTTACTGAATTTCTGCCGAAATATGATGCAGAATATAAGGCGTGCAGGGGTTATGGCACCGCCCCAAGAACTTCTGACGGTTCAGGTGGAACACAACACAATGCAGCCAGCAGATACTTTGAACGTAAAGGCAAGAAGGAAGGCTGGAAGAAGAATTGAAATTATTAACTCTAAAACAATAAATGTATGGGAACAATGGGTAACACGTTTGATGTGAACACCGTGAAATACGGACATGCCCGTAAAGTGTGGCGTGAAATCCGTCACCGTTATCCGGGCGGTGGTATGGTGAGCAACATTTCCGATTGGGTTGCGGTTGGCAAGATTCCTGCCGGTACAGCTGTGAAGTTTGATCTTTCAGGTAAGACATTCACCGCTTATACGGATGCACAGATCAAGGCGGCTGAATCAGATATTACCACTCTTGGCATTAATGGTTATTTGCAAGAAGATATTCTTGTAGCCAGTGGCAACACAAAGGCCAGTGGGACAGTAGTTTATGCCGGAGAGATTTATCAGTACATGTTTGACGAAGAAGTGGTCGCTATCCTGCAAAAGATTACTACACTTCCTCAAATTGTATGGGTGCAGTAAAAGAATTTGAAAACAACATTTAAAATACGACAATTGTATGAATACACTTCCTATTGATTTGTACAAGGTTATCGAGTATGGGCTTGGTGGGGACACTTGGCAAGAATTTATTGACCGTTACAAGGAGAAGTATGACCTACTTCAAATTGATGGTTTTGAATTTGAAGCAACCAAGTTGGATTATACTTTCTCCCAGCTTATTACGAGCCTCGGCGTGAAAACGCTGCCAGCTTACGTTGATCCGGAAAGTCCGGGTTATGAAGCTGCATTGGGAGAACTCGAAGGAAGGACGGGTAATATCCCGACTCAAAAGAAGTTCTACCGTTTGAACCGTGTGACTGTGAGACAACAATTGCAGCTGTTGCAACGGGTAGGCATGTCCGCATTGACGGAAGAGATGCAGAATGTGTTCTTGGGCTTGCTTGATGAAAGTGCTGACGGTCTTATCGGATCGTACTACAATGCGCTTACTCACCAGCGAATGAGAATTGTTTCCACGGGTAAGTTCACTATTGATACTGATAACAACCCACGTGGTTTGAAGGGTATCACTATTGACTTTAATATCCCTGAAAACCATTATCAAGTATTGGCCGGCACAAGCCGCTGGTGGACTAAGGATGAACATATTCCGGCAAATCAAGGCTCTGCCTCTGATCCGATTATGGATATAAAGAACAGAGTGAAAGAGATTCGCCGCAAATATCATTATTTGGGCAAGATCAGGATGGAGCTGGCGCAGGACTTATGGGATGATTTAATGACTCATACCGCGGTTCTTAAACGTATCGGCCATTCCCTCTATCCGACTGTGACGGATGATAGTACGGTTATTGCCAATGCACAGAATGAAGATGAAGACCGCCTGAAAGCCATTTTCAAGAAACTGGTTAAGGTGGATGAAATCGTGCCACGTGACAGCTATGCTTTTGTTGACAAGCCCGGTAAGGATGCGGACGGACAACCTGATCTTATCACTGAACAAGTGGAGAACTTCAAGGCCACCAATATTGCCTTTATACCGGTAGGTCAGATCGGTACTATTCAAGGTGTGGAGCCTTTGACTTTGGGATATGAGGCAAACAAGGTTGCTTCTTATGACGGTGGACGCTTGAAACTGACACAGAGAGCCAATCCTGAAACACATTCAATCTATATTGAAAGTGAAGCCGCCCAAATGTGTGTGCCGAGAATGCCACAGTATATGTTCATCTCTACTGTAACTGTGTAATTCTTAAACTCATGCAAGAATGAATGAGGAACTTTCTCATACGGAAGATATGACCATTGAGGACTTTTTGAGTGGCGCAACTGCTTATGAAATAGCGGACAACGCCCTCAAAAGGGTTCTTGTCAAGCGGAAAATCGCTTTTGGAACAATGGTAAGTGAACTGACCGAAAGGCAGCTTGATCTTGCCACTGCCGATATTTACATGTGGTGTGCAAGCACTCCAAGCAGTAAGAATGATACCGAAGACAGTGACGGGGGATGGAAGCATAAGGAAGGTGGTTGGCAGACCAGTGCATACGACAAGCGGCAACTCCGTGAAATGGCGAAAGAACTGTATGAGAAATGGGATGAAGAAGTTGTAAAGGGCACTAAAATCAGAATAGTCAATTTTTGAGTATGAAAGTAAATAATCCACGGCATCCGCACAAATGTACTGTTTACCGAATTATAGGTGAGGATTCTTTCAGTGATGGTGAGAAGGTGATCTTGTATGAAGGTATATGCCGAAAGGAAGGTAGTACAAATTTGCGGACATTCAAAACCGATAATGTGATAAAGAGCGATTATCTGTTGAGCCTTCCCGGAATTGTTGAAGGAATATTGGCCGGTGATCTGATAGATGTCACGGACAGACAAGGCACTTTCACTCAATGTATGGTTACTGATAGCTATGCCGGAAATTTGGGAACAACTGTGTATTTCAATCTTGCAAAAAATTAACGCATGGATAACCGGAGCAATGAAGTATTGTTTGATGAAGGAATGAGGAAGGCAAAGGAGCTTGTTTCAGGATATATCTTTGATGTCTTGACTAAATGCTGTGAAGAACTTATCCAAGATGCACTTGATAACAAGTCAGGCTTTCGGAATCTTACGGGTAATACAATAACCAGTTATGCGTGCGGATTATTCATGGACGGTAGATTTTCCTATTTCGTTTGTAGTGGAGATTCAATGAAACAACCGGTGAGAGTAAAGCTGACTAAAGGTGAAACATTTGTAGGTGTCAGTTATGATAATCAGAACAGACGTTTTACTGGAACAATAGAAACTGATAAAGGTTATGGCGAAGCATTCTCCTTTGATTTCTTGAAAAGATATAAGTCGGAATCACGTAAAGGATTTGAGATAGTAATGTGCACGGGTACTGAATATTCAACCTATTTGGAGAATGTGTTGAATGCAGATGTTCTGACCGGAACATTTCAAAGGGCACAAAATACATTATTCAAGAACTTTAAACCAATGAAATGATGGGACGGACAGTTTATAGACGTATGGATATATTAAAACAAATCGCTGATGCAGTAACCGGCATTGGTGAAAAGGTTTTCATAACAGATCGTCCGGCTGCTGAACAAAAGGCGATGAAGGACTTTGTTGTTATCCGGTTGCCACAAACTATCCAAGATAAAGGAAGTACCTACCAAGACACTTACTGTCAGATAAACGTTTTTGCGCATGATCGCTCAAACGGTATTGAGAATACAGTCCGTTTGGATGAAATGCAAATGGAAGTGGTTTCAAAATTTCCAATAGTGACGGAATTGTTTTCAGCTGTAAGTCCACGATTGCTTCCCGGAGGAAATGACGGACTCGGTTTTCATTCCTTAATAATACAAGCGAAGCTAATAATAAACAAATGACACAAACTTAAAAAGATACGATTATGGCAGAGATTTCTATTACTACCAAACTGGAAGAGTTAAAGGTGCTCTTTAATCAGATGAAGGAGGTTTATTATGTGTCCAAAGTCAATAGTGACCTCGCAACTTTAGCGGCTTTTGATATGGAGCTGCCGGTACTCTCTGACGGAGTTACATTTGATACCGGAGCTGCCGATGTTTCCAAGATCAAGTTGACAACCGGAGCAACTTGGACTTCTATTGCTAATGCTGGAGATTCCGATATTCAGTTTCAAGTACCTTCCGTGGCAGGAAAGATCAATGACTTGTTACTGAACAAGAAAGCGGAAACGGTGACTATGACTGCTACCATTGATGGTGAGACTTATGAAGGTGAAGGTTACAATATCGAACCGAAGAAAGTAATCGGAGGACTCTTCATGCGTAGTGAAGACCGTCAAACAGCCTTGTTCTTACCGAATGTTGAGGGGTATAGCAACTTCGTCAGCGAGCAGGATAAGCCGGGGTACTTTAATGTATCTGTTTCTCCGTTGAATGATGCTAAGGGTGCCTCTATTTACATTTTACGTAAAAAAGTGTCCGAATAAAAAACTTAGGATATAACACTTTGCAAAATTCATATCAGCGAAAAGGTGGTGAGCTACTTGATACCGGCCACCACCTTTTTTCGTATAAAACACGATAAAATATGACAAAGAAGAATGACATAACACTTCCTACACCGGAGGATGAAAGGCTATTGAATGATGTGTTGGAAGACAGTGTGGACTATGTGGAAGTCCGAGGAAAGAAATATGGTATTTCATGGCTGAAAAGAGGGACTATACGCAAATTCACCAGTACCATGCAGAAATCGGGAAATGATGATAAGATCAGTTGCCAATGTGCAGCCGCTATCATTTTGAACGGATATTGGAAGATCAAGTTCTTCTATCCTTTCTTGTGGCGATGGTTCTTTTATATCAAACAATATGGAGATCATGAGCTGATGAAGGTTATAGCCGTCGGCAAAAAAAAAATTCCAGTGGAAGACTACTTGACTGCTACCATATATCTGACCGCGATGAAGGACACGATGATGACAATGACAAAAGAGGAAGCAGAGCATATCCTTCACGAACCAGCTACGGACAAACGTGGGAAATAGGCAAGTCCTATCCGTGGCTGACAGAGCCTTTGAGAGTATTTGGGATTCCAATAAGCAAGCCCTTGTTTGGTATTTATTGGGTACTTACAAATGCACAAATTGAACTATTGGCAATGGATGTGTCTATTGTGGTTACAGATTGTGACAAGGACAACAAGGAAAAGAAGCACGATACGAAGAACTTCAAATCCCCTTCCGTAAGCGAAATAGAGGATGCTGCCAAACGCTGGAAAGATAAGTATGGCAATGGAGAAACAGCAATTAACATTAATGATTATAAGTAACACAAACACAATAATATATGGCTGATCTCGGTAATTTATATTTTGATATACTGTTCCGTGATAAGACAGCGGAACAACGTAAAAAATTGAAAGCGGAAATCACCAAAGACTTGCAGGCAAAACTTGATGTGGGTTTTGACAAGAAGAAGTTGGTTGGCGATATGAAGACTTTGCTTCAAAGTGAGAAGTTTAAGATCAATGTGGTAGTGGATAAGGCCAGTACCACACAAGCTGTCCGTGCCGCCTTGCAAGCCGCCGGGTTGAATACAAACTTTACAGCAAGTGATTTACGCGCCGCCAAAGCCGCAGCCATTCAAACCAAAGCGGAGGCTTCTGCCGCAGCTGCACGTGAGCTTGCGCGACAAAGAGCCGCCCGTGCCGCCAAAGCGGAACTGGATTTGGCTAATGCCCGTGAGAGATCAGCCAATGCAGCAAGGCGGCACATGACAGCCACTCTCAATATGAATGGAGCAATGAACAGCCAGTTGAGTATTGTCGGACAATTAAGAAATGAATTTTTGGGGCTATACTCCATTTATGCGGCACAAAATTTCTTACGTGCAGTGGTTGATATTGGTGGTGAGTTGGAGAATCAGAAAATTGCAATGGCCTCTATCTTGCAAGATGAAGGCAAAGCTACAACCATATTCAATCAGATTAAGAAACTGGCTGTTGCTTCTCCGTTCGGGGTTATGGACTTGAATCAGTATGCCAAACAACTTTCCGCGTATTCTATACCATACAATGAATTGTATGATACCATGAAAAGGCTGGCTGATATATCAGCCGGTGTAGGTGTTGATATGGGACGTATCATATTGGCCTACGGTCAGATAAAGGCTGCTAAATTCTTGAAAGGAACGGAATTACGACAATTGACGGAAGCGAACATTCCTATGGTGGATAAACTGGCCGAGCGATTCAGCAAGTTGGAAGGCCGCATTGTCAGTGCCGGTGAAGTGCTTGATATGATCTCGAAAAAGAAGGTTACGTTTGAGGATGTAAAAGATGTTCTTTGGGAACTTACGGATGATGGTGGCATGTTTAATAATATGCAGGAAGTTCTTTCAGAATCAGTTAAGTCCAAATGGAAGAACTTGGCTGATGCGATTGACATTATGCTTGGTGATATTGCGGAGTCAACGGGTAGTACATTGAAATGGACTGCCGAAAGCCTTACCACCCTTGCACAAAATTGGAAAGAAGTTGTACCGGCTATCGAAGCTGCCGTTGGAGCCTTTGGAGTATATAAGGTAGCTACATTTGGCGCAAACCGCTTGATTGGGAATGAAAGTGCGGCTCTTATAAAAAGTACGCTTGCTGCCAAGCAAAAGGCAGCAGCCAATCTTGTTGTCGCATCCAGTTATCGTACACTTACTAATGCGGAAAAAGGACTTATAGCTTCAAGTAATACTATGACAACCGCAGATTGGAAAGCGTTGGCAAGTAGTGGAGCTTTAACTAAGGAGTATGCCTTGCGGTTAATGGCACTTGGAAAATTGAAATCAGGACAAGCCGGTCATATTGTGCAGGTACTTGGTATATCTCGTGCTGAAATGTCGGCTGCACTTTCAACAAGTAAATGGCGTGTAGCCATGATCTCATTGGGTTATGGTATAAAACAAGTAGGAGTTGCATTAAAAGGTTTGCTTTTTAATCCATACATGCTTTTGTTTACTGGGCTTACTGCCATTGCTGAATTATGGTATAAGTCCGGGCAAAAGGCTGACGAAATGAACGAGCGTATTTCCGAGTTGACAACAAGAGCACAAGACGGTTTCAAGAACCTAACGAAAGAAGCTCAAAAATTTGCTGATGTTGATCCTTTTAAGGCGAATGATGCCTCACTGATTTCTTCTATTGAAGAAATGAAAACAGCATTAAAGGATTATTCTCCAGTTTGGGCAGACACTTTTAATGAAACGTTTAAGACTGATGATGAAGGAAATACGGTTAAAAGCCTTGCAGAACAATATATATTGCTTCGGAATGCTTTGAATGATACAAAAGAGGCTTATAGATTGTTGAATGCCATAAAAGGTACGTCTGAACATGCCAATGAAGCGACTGACGGTTATTTTGATGACAGTTTTCTTGAAAATATCAATGACTACATTGATGCGGAGGAACGGGTAAACAAGATTATTGGCCGCATGTCAGGCAGCTATATCGAGTATTCCACCGCCATGCAGAAAGTTATAGCCAAACATGGTGATTTTGCCAAAGCCGCTTCGGGTAAACCGCTGAAAGAACAGCTATCCATTCTCAAAGAATACCCCAAAGCATTGGCCAGCCTGAATAATGAGTTGCCTTTCACTGGAGGATATAGAGATGATATTTTTCAATTGCGGAAAGCGTGGAAAAACTCTAAGCGTATTTATATGGAAGATGTATTGCCGGATATGAAAGACTTCCTATCTGGGTACAAGTCGAGGCTGAAAGCTGCCGGCTGGGATTTGGAGAATTTGAGTGATGCGCAGAAAATAGCTATCGGTTTGGATATAAGTTCTTTCTTTGATACGTTCGAGAAGATGCCGAAATATATGCGAGACTTCTTTAACGAGAAGACTCTTGAAGAAGAGTTCAATATCAAGATTAATGCTGAATATACAGAAGCCAGTCAAAGTTTTTCTGATTTGCAGAAAAAGTTCAATGAAGCCACAGATGGGCAATTTGAAGCCCAAATAAAGGTTTCCACAGATTCAGAGAAAATCATTGAAGGAATACAAAAAGGATACAAGGAAGCTAAAGAGACAACAAATCAATTGAAGCCGGTATTGATTAAAGCCGGAATAGATTTGTCAGGTATTGGAGCTATTGACTTGTCAAAACTTCCCGACTGGCAGAAGCAAATTGTATCAGATTATAAAAAGGCTTTCGACACAATGCAAGCCGGTGAGAAAGGAGCTAAAGAAATCGGTTTTTCTCTCACTGATCCAAATAAGGATAAGAGCAAAAAGGATGCCTTTGCCGAAAGATTGAAAGAACGGGTAAACTTACTAAAGGAGGCATATTCTGAATATAAGAAGTGGACTGACATTGTTGGAAAGGGAGAAGCTGCCAGCAAGGTTAAAGAATCGGGTATTTTTGATTCCTTATTTAAAGGTAAAGAACCGGTGAATATTGTAAATTATCGGGATGAATTGAATAAGATTCTTAACCAGCTTGACGATAAGACCAAAGAGCGTAGGGAATTGAAAGTTTCTATACGGAAAGTGCTTTTGGATATTGATGCCAACGCTATGAAAGAAGCTTCGGATAAGGCCACAAAGGAACTTGAAAGGTACGTGTCTGATGTTTCAAAGAAATGGGATATATACAAGCAGCTTATCAATGCCGGTGCAAGTAAGAAGGATGCTTCAACTTATGCTTTTGGTTTTTTGACTGATTATGAGAATGAAGCGCAATATTTAATAGATACAGTACAAAAGAAACTCAAAGAAAAGGCTGTTGATCTTCCATTCACTTTGAGTGACGATGAAGCAGAAAGTATATTAGGAGGTAAAGACAGCCCATTATATAAGCAATTTTTTAAGGTGTGGAAGGATGCTAAAGAGGCATTTGAGAAAGATAAGGTAA